ACATTTGCGTTTTGGGGGGTCCGGGCCATGGGGTGAACGCCTGTTCAGTGATAGTTGACATGGATTTGACATCTCACCGTAGGGCGCGGATTCAATGTCCGATTTTACCGTACGAAAGTCGGTTTTATTCGGTGTCAAGGGATGTCAAGACGAGTTGACATAGTCGCCGAAAAGGTAGGTTCAAACTGGATTATCCATCCTACGGACTTCTGAAGGGTAGGGTATAGGGGCACCCCTAAAACGTCCCCAGCGGCGTCACAGAGCCTCATTCGGGCATAGCACTATAGTGCGTATGTCGTGGGCATGCTTTGGTGATGTTCTAGGTATAGAGTTGTGGATGCTAGCGTATGGTCGGTAGGGGTTTAGGGTTCGGGTTTTACAGTAGAAACTTTACATTGGCTTGACACATTTGAGGTTGACAGGAGGCGACAGGAGGTCACATCTTTGTTGACATCCTCTTGACATCCTCGCGGCTACCAACGGGTTACGCCTACCCTTGACATTCTCTTGACGCGCCCGAGCTTGACCTTGGTGCTGCAGCGTGATAGAATTTTCCTTGACATTCTCTTGACAAACGCGGGCTGCGGGCCGGGTTAAGGGATATATGGGGTGCCAAAATCCGCTCCCCGACTTGACACTTTCTTGACAACCCGGATGTCGCCAGTGTGATAGTGATAGGAAAAATTGACATGCCCTTGACAACTCGCTGCGGCTGATGTGATAGAATGTCAAGTTTGTGTCAAGACCGCGATTCCCCCCTTGACAACTGCGGTTTGCAGGTTCTTGACAAGTGCATCCCCCCTTTGTCAAGTCAAAAATTTGTAAAATGGGGACCCACTCAACATGCTGTCAAATTTTCGTGCATTCCCGAGAGCCCCATTACTACGTCGAACTACGCGAAACTACGCTAATAGCCCCACCCCTACTTTGCTGAAAACAAGGGTAACAACTGGAATATAGATATAATTACTACGCATTACTACGGTACTACGCTACCATTCCCCAGTCTTGTTGAGAATCTAGCTACATACCCCTATATACAGAGCGTGGAGAACTGATAATAGGGAATTTTGCGTAGTACCGTAGTAATTTAGCCTGGAGTTGCTCGAGATCTAGCCTTCAACGGGCCTTTCTTGGTACTACGCAAAAAACTACGCCAGCGTAGTACAGGTCAAAGCGGACATTTTTTTGCCCTTGCGCACTCCTGTCGTCTCCTGTTACCTTCTGTCCACAACATCAGGAGGGAGTATGTCGAGATCGGGAGATTTCAAAGACAATATGCTCACGATAGCGGAAGTCGCCGAGAAATTGAGCGTCAGCGTCCGCACCGTGCAGCGGCTTATACGTCAGGGCAAGTTGAGAGCGTTCCAGGTGGGGCGTCAGAAGAGAATCGCTCCCCTAGCGGTCGAGCAGATGTTACGTGGTGCCGAGCTTCCGAGCGGCTATGACGACACATGGCAACCACTCGATTTGTTCTAGGGAGTAGACATGGCATTGCAGGCAAATGCCGAGGTGATTCACTCGGCGTTAGAGAAGATTGTTGTCCCTGGAAAAGTCTACGAGCTACGAGCGCTCAAGGTTCCCTCTAAGAACGGTATAAGCCGTACCTATGCTGGTTTCTTCACGAACTTCGTGACGATGGCGAAGGCTGCAGCCGCATTATCGGACGCGGGAGCCTCTGGAGTGTACGTTACGCCCAATCCTGTGCGTGATGACCTCTTAGACCGCGCCCCTAACAAGCTAACGATGGCCAAGAAGGGTCTTCTGACGACTGACAGGGACATTGAGGAGGTCAGATGGCTCTTGGTGGACGTAGATCCAGCCAGACCGTCCAATATGTCCAGCTCGGAGCCCGAAAAGCTGGCCGCAAAGTCCCTAGCCCACAAGATTAAGCTGTTTTTGGGTAAAAGAGGGTGGCCCGAGCCCCTTATGGGCGATTCTGGGAACGGGTACCACTTGATGTACCGCATCGAGGGCGTAGACTCCGAGATGATCAGCAGAATCTTGGATGCGTTCGCGTTTATCTTCAATAACGAGACGGTTCAGGTCGATCAGTCCGTATACAACCCCAGCCGCATTTGGAAACTCTACGGTACGGTAGCTAGAAAGGGCGAAAACGTAGAATCACGCCCTTGGCGCATGAGCGAGCTAAAACATTTCCCAGAAGTCGTAGAAGAAGTCTCGCAGCAGCAGATACGGGCAATCCTTGATTTGGTTCCAGAAAAAGAATCCGAAGGCATGGCCCCAGGCGCTCAAGCGCGCCTGCAGTTGTGGGTAGAGCGCAACTTCCCGAGTCTAGGGGAGGCCGAGCCCTGGCAGAACCAAGGGAAGCGCTGGGTCTTCCCCGTCTGCCCATGGGACACGGCCCATACAGACCGAAGCGCCTACCTGATACAGTTCCACAACGGGGCGGTCGCAGCCGGATGTCTCCACAAGAACTGCAAGGGACACAAGCGCAGCAAGGATGGCAAGAGTCTCGGGTGGAAATACCTCCAAGACATAGCCGGGGAGAAATTTGAAGCAAGCGCGTCTAATGACACGCATGTGCCGCTTGCCCCATCTTCGTCTAGCGCTCCTAATCTGACCGACCTTGGAAACGCGAAGCGTTTGGTTCGCGCCTTCCAGCACGAAATCTTATTCTGTCCGAATCACGGCGCATGGTACCTCTATGACGGGACTCGCTGGCTTCTCGACCGCGACGGCGGCATTCAACGTAGAGCCAAGACTGCTGTTTCTACCATTTTCGCGGAAGCGGAGGTAGAAGCTGACGATAACAGGCGTAGGGAAATCAGAAAGCATGCAATCCGTAGCGAGAGTTCCCGCAGCCTTAACGCCATGATTAGCGTGGCGTCAACCGAGTCCGAGGTAGCGGTGCTTTCAGAGCGGCTTGATGCCGACCCATGGATCTTCAACGTCGCTAACGGGACTCTCGATCTCCGCACGGGGAAACTCTCGGACCACGACAGGACCGACTACATCACAAAAACGAGCCCAGTTGAATGGAACGTGGACGCCGAGTGCCCCCTCTGGGATGAGTTCATCCTCGAGGCTATGGAGGGAGATGAGGAGGTCGTCGAGTTTCTTCATAGATTCTTTGGCTACTGTCTGACCGGCCTCGTGACCGAACAAGTTCTCTTATTCATGGAGGGCACGGGTTGCAATGGTAAAACGTCTGCGCTTTTGCTGTTAATGCACGTTCTTGGCGATTACGCCATACAGGGCGCACCAGGGCTTCTGATGGCGAAGAAGAACGAGTCCCACCCAACAGAGGTTGCGGACCTTGAAGGCTCAAGGTTCGTTGCGAATGCCGAGGTCGAAAAGGGCAAGCCCTTCGCGGAAGCTCTTATCAAGCAGTTGACGGGGAGTGACCCGGTTCGCGCTAGGCGCATGCGTCAGGACTTCTACCAGTTCATGCCTACTCACAAACTTTGCATCGCAGCAAACCATCGCCCCATCATCAAAGGGAACGACGAGGGGATCTGGCGTCGAGTCATCCGCATTCCATGGAATAGGAAGATCCCAGACTCCCAGAAAGACCCCTTCTTTGTGGATAAGCTGAAGAAGGAAGAGGCGGGCATCCTCAATCGACTGCTCCAAGGCTGCCTACAGTGGCAGAAGATTGGGCTCAAGCCCCCCGAGAAAGTCACGATGGCTACCGCAGAGTACCGAGAAGAGATGGACGTGCTGGCCGACTACATGGAAGAGCGGTGCGTGATCGGGAGGGGCCAGCGAGTCATTAAGAAGCAGCTTTACCTAGACTACGTCGAGTGGTGCGAGGACATGCGCCAGCGCCCCCAGAACTACGCACTCTTCAATAGACAGCTCTCCGAAAGGGACTTCAGAACCAAGGTCACCTCGACTATGGTTGGGGGTCAGCGTAGATCGATCCGAGTTTGGAAGAACATTGGCCTAAAACGATTTGCTGCACCCGAGAGCCCTGCAGCCTCGATGGCGGCCAAGATGAACTGGAAGGACATTGAAGCGTAGGACGCCGCGATTCAAGCGCTCGGTAATGTCATACTCATTGCCAGTGCGAGCGCTGCGCCTTGTACCCACCGAGATCGCCGCCTCTTCATTTTCTTGGGGCACCGTAGTGGAGTCCATCAACTCCCTGCGGGATGTGCCCGTTAAGTTCAACTACTACCGGGACTCCTCGGCCAACAAAAACTGTGTGGCGTGGCTCAAGAGCCATCAAGTCTTACTGGATTGGGTCAAGTCGCCTTACTGTTTACGCTCACCCCCTTCGTGGCCAAAGTCGGTACTGCCCGCGTTTCAATATCGGTTAATCCCCACTCCGTTTGATCTGTTCAATATAGATACGACGGGCAAGATCCCGAACAAAGGCCATGAATACGGACAATACCTTAAAACGGTGTTGTATTGTATGGGGTTCACGGTTTCTCAAATCGCAGACTTTGTCGGAGAATCAGAAAAAGACGTTGAGCGAGACATGTACAATACCATCGAGGCGTTTTTTGAAATGCCCGAGTTTGTCATTTGGGCCACGGCAACCAACTTTAAGAAAAGCCTGCTTCCCCCTTACTTTTCAGAGCTTTCCATCAAAGAAAAAGCCGATGTAATCAAGCGGGTTAAGAAAAATCCATTCCTCCTGGGGCTAAAAGAGGCACGCCGCTTTCTTGAATCTCCGAGGTATTTGACTTATTTAGTGTACGGCTCTCCGAAGAAACCTCGGATCACAAAGCACTGTCGTCTTTACCACACCAAAGAGGGGTAGCATGGCTCAAAAGAAGCGAACCGCAGGACAGGCAACCAAAGGACGCCCCGCTGCCGAGGCTTCTGGCAACGACTACGCCGCATGGCTTATGCTGGTACCGAAAGACAAACGTCGCGAAATCGCCGAGTTTATCGAAGAGCACCCTATTGTTGAGTATGATGACCTGGTGTCGTTTGGCTGCAAGATCATGGCCGCTCTCATGGAGGGCCGGATCACTCCGGTCATCGCAAAAGAGCTACGCGCCTGGCATGAGCTGAACTTCACGATCATCGCCGCCAAGAACGCTGTGGACGGCAACCCCCAGGATGCCTACACCGACATCGTGACCGCCCTTGTGCAAGTCAAGCGAAACACTAAACAGATTAGGGGCGACTACTTCGACGCATCCGATCTTGTTGACACGAGAGAACCCGTGAAGATCGAGGTCAACGATGGCTGAAAAGAAAAGCCGTGTAAACGAAGCCGGGAACTACACGAAGCCCGGACTACGCAAGCGCATCTTTGAACGCATCAAGGCATCCGGCAAAGGAGCTAAGCCGGGACAGTGGTCTGCACGCAAGGCCCAAATGCTTGCGAAGCAGTATAAAAAACAAGGCGGAGGCTACAGAGACTGATGGCAAAGAAAGAGTCACAGAAGTCCCTTAGTCGCTGGACCAAGCAAGACTGGCGGACAAAATCGGGCAAGCCAAGCACTCAAGGCCCTGACGCGACCGGAGAAGCCTACGCCCCCGCTGCGGCGATCCAATCCATGTCAGATAAAAAATACGCAAGCGCTACCGCCAAAAAGAGAGCGGCAAAAAAAGCAGGCGAACAATTTGCCAAGCATGGATTACACAAAGGAAAAAAGAGGTAAGCATGGCGATGACCCCTAAAAAACGAAGGAATGCTGCACGCGGAGCAATGCTTATGAAAAAGCACGGGTTGTCTGGTTACAACAAAGCCAAACGAACCCCAAAGCACCCGAAGAAATCCCATATAGTGTTAGCAAAAGAAGGGGACACCATTAAGCTCATCCGCTTCGGAGAACAGGGGGCCAAAACTGCAGGTGACCCCAAAAAAGGCGAGGGGCCTAAAATGAAGAAAAAGAGGGCCAGCTTTAAAGCGCGTCATGGAAAGAACATCGCTAAAGGTAAACTTAGCGCGGCTTACTGGGCCGATAAAGTGAAATGGTAGGATGGAAAAGAAACTTAAAAAAATTAGCGGTGAGTTAGATGGCGCGTCTGCTTCGCACAAAAAGCAGTCAAAAGCGCTGGCAAAGTCTTCAAAGTTGCACAAGCGGCAGGCGAATGACTTGCGCGATCTTGTCACACAAGCCGCAAAGCGAGCCCTAGAGAAGCAAAATGCCTGACATCCTTAAAGGAAAGCGCCGCAAAGCCGCTGGAAACGCTCTTCGTGATTATGACGAAGAATACCGGGAATTCCACGGGAAGCCCGAGCAGATTAAAAACCGAAGCAAGCGGAACATGGCCCGCCGCAAAATGGCCAAGTCGGGGCGTGTCAAAAAAGGCGATGGCAAAGAGGTTGATCACAAAACTTCTATGAAGAACGGTGGAGGCAATAGCAAGGACAACCTTCGTGTTATGTCTCGCGCAGCGAACAGAAGGAAAGGGAGCAAGAATGGCTGACGAAAGACCTCCGCCACTTGAAGATGAGGACGCTTTTTATCGACGCGTGTCTAAGCGCCTCGAGGATGACACGGGCGACACCGAGGCCAGTCAATCGGCCAAGCGCCGTGCGGTCAGAGGCACACTTCCAGGGGCCCCCAAGGTTACCGAGGACGGAGAGATTCTTGAGGGCGGTCTTGGGGAAATGATGGCTGTTGACCGCCGGGTTCGTGAGCGCCAAAAGCGGATGGAAGAGCGGCCTAAAGAGGTTGCCCGTCCTTTGACCTTTACAGACAACCCCGGCATGTATTTTAGAAGTAAGGCGAGAAAGCTACTGTCTTCTGTTCGTGGGGACGAAGATGAGTCTTCCTGATGAGAAAGAGGCATTAGCGGCGCTGGGTGACCCGGCGATTAGTCTTCGTGCGTATGCAAAGATCATCGATCAAAAGACGGGACAAGAAAACTTGTTCGATCCATTTGCGATTACGCACAAACTTCAAGCAACCCTGCTTTCTTATTACTCGCAACCCCCACAGACAGAGATGGGGCAGTCGAAGTGGCTTACGCTTCTCGGTTATCGCCAGGGCGGGAAGAGCCTGACCTCGGAGTTGTGCGGTTACGTCAAGGCGGCGTACACCCCAGGGCACGATCACGTCTGTATCGCAGATAACAAAGACCGCGCCGAGTATCTGCATCGTCGGGTTCACTTGACGCATAGCCGTTGGCCGGAGATGGTCCGGGCCGCGACGGTGCCCAACCGAGAAGTCCGTCAGATGACGTTCGATCACGGGGGCAAGATGCGCGTCCTGTCTGGTGAGTCAGGGGCCGTTGGTATCGGTCAGTCACCTGACTCCTTCCACGGGTCGGAGCTTCCCTACTGGCGCAACGCGGGCCACCAGTTCTCCATGATTTACCCATCGATGATTAACAGGGACCACTCCCAAGTCATTCTCGAGTCTACCCCGTGCCCCATGGATGAGCCCTCGGCGGAATGGTGGCGCGACCAATGCCGAGACGCAAAGCAGGGGCTAGGTCGATGGGTCTACGCCTTCTTCCCCTTCTGGGACGGTAAGCTCAACGCTCGACCCTGGCCCGAGAACACACCGCTCAACACCGAGGAGATCCGCCTGCTTGAGAAGTATGGGCGCTACGGACTCAAAAAGGAGAACCTGGCTTTCCGTCGTCTGATGTTGGAGACTGACGCAGAAATCAGAAAGAATCCTGACCTGTTCCGGGTCTACTACCCCTTCGACGACATCACCTGCTGGGTCGCATCGGTCGGATCTGTCTTTCATGCGGAACTCCTACGCAAACACCAGGAGCGCGAACTGGTAACTTGGGCGGGACCATACATGGAGTATGAAGCTCCAGAGGGCGGCGCGGTTTACGTGATGGGGGTTGACCCTGCCGGTTACGCTGCGCGAGATCATGCTGCTTTCCAAGTTGTGAAGATTTATGATGGGGAGTGGACACAAGTGGCTACGTTTGGGGGCGTCACTGATCCGGTAGCCTTTGCTAAAAAGATAGACACTATAGGGCGTAAGTACAATAACGCGCTGGTTGCAGTAGAGAGCAACGGCGTCGGTGTAGCTACGCTAGCGCTTCTTGAAGATATGGGCTACCCCAACCTTTTCTACGAAAAGCCCTACAAACCTGGCGTGGCCGCCACTTCAAAAAGTGTCGCTATGATGCTTTCGTATTTGCAAGACGCCCTCAAGGATGAGCTGGTGCTGCATGACGAAGACACCGTGGGGCAGCTTGGGTCGTACAAAGAAGACAAGCGGACAGAGCGGAGCGAAGTGGCCGAGATGCTGCACTCGGGCAAGCCGGGCAGACGCCGCGAACGCCATCACTGGGATAAGATTTCTGCGTTGCAAATCGCGTGTTTCGCTGCGCGGTATGCCCCAAGGCGCTATAAGAAAGACGCGCCAAAAGAGTTGGAAAATGTTCTTCTCTTCAAGGACATGACTTATGAGCAGGTGCAAAAGTACCGGACGACTGGTGCTAAGAAAGGGCGAGCGCCCATGAAGCGAAGCAGGTATAAACGACGTAAATAGGGAGGCACTGTGCTGAACAAAAAGCAGATTCGTGGGATCATTGATACCCACCGAACAAAGGCCGCCAACGATCGCCGCGATTGGGACCGCTGGCGCTCGTGGTATCTGTCCGAGTATTGGGGCTCGTCAGAGCAAATGCCTACTGGGGCGATGTCAGTTGGGGAAGATGAAGATGTCAACTTCCAGACCAACTACCCCTATGCTTACGTTGACACGATGATCGCCAACGTATGCCCCCAAAACCCCCAAGTCACAGTCATGGCTCGGCAGGAAGAGTTGATGCCCTATGGCCGCTTTCGCGAAGCCCTGATCAACGATTCCTACAAGAGGAACGCGCTCCATCAGTTGCTGTGGAAGATGGCCACGAACACGGCCATTTGCGGGCGGGGCTTTCTCAAGACCGTGTGGAACTTTCAAAAGAAAACGGCAGAGATTTTTGAGATCGATCCGCGCTTTGTGTTTTTCGACATGTCGGCGTCTCGATGGGAAGACATCCGCTATCTTGTTGAAGTTACGGTTCTCACTCAAGCGGAGTTTCAGGCTCGCACAAAGCGCCAGGGGCGGAAAGGTGCCTCGTACAACCCTAAAGCGGCGAAGAAGGCAAACTTCGGGGGCTACCCCTCTTGGCTTAAAGACAACAGTCGTAACGAAAACTACGTCAACGCAGCCTCTACAGATGTGTACAAGTGGGTGACCGTTTACGAAGTGTACGACTTTACGGGGAATGGCCGATACTACCACATGCTCGACAACATCGAGGAGCCCCTCTTTGAGGGTGATCTCCCTTATCGTTACGTCCGCAACCCATTCTCCTATCTGACCTTCAATGAGAACATGAAGGACCTGGGCGGCCTCTCTGACGTGAAGTTGATTCAATCGCTACAGGAACGCCTGAACGAGATCGATACACTTGAGTTGTGGCACGCCCAATCTTCTAACCCGGTCATGATGGTCAACACCGCCCTCGTGGACAACCCCGAAGACATCATGACGGGACTGCAGGATGCGAACCAGCCGGGCTCGATGATTTCGATTCAGGGCAAAGCGAACGCGCCACTTCGGGATTTGATCGGCATGACGCCGACCCCCACGCTTTCACCCTCTTACGACTTGATGCGGAACCGATGCAATCAAGTCATTGAGTTTATTCTAGGCATTCCCCAGTACAGCCGGGGAGTCGTCGGTGTTGCAGACATTGCCACCGAAGTTGCTTTGGCGGACAGCGCCACACGAACCCGAAATGGCCGCCGGATCAAAGAGATCGAAGATGTCGTGACCGGAGTCGCGCACCAAGTCATCGGGCTATACGAAGAGTTTCTTGACGTTGAGACGACGCTTCCGCTGCGGCTTACAGGCAGCCAGGAGGTTATGGAGGCTAGCCGAATTGAGCTTTCTTTCAAAGATGCGCGGGATCCAAACGAACTACCTATGGACTACGATTACATCGCAGTTCCATACTCCCCAACAGAAAACAACCGGCTCATGCAGCTACAGAAACTTCAGCAGTACCTGCCTATCTTGCTGCAATCTCCTGCAGTGGACCAGCAGAAGCTGGTGATGAAGCTGCTCGACTTGCTGCAGCTTAGCGACATCATCGCGCCGCCGCAGCCCCCGGCACCTCCAGGCATGCCCCCCGGAATGGAGCCAATGCCACCAGGCATGCCACCTGAAGGGGCGGCCCCGCCACTTCCGGCGGCCCCACCAGCAGGGGCTGACGTATTAGGAACCGGAGCCCTGCCGCCCGGCATGGAAGCTCCCCCAGCCGCACTCCCAGCCGGAGGCCCCGGCCTCCCCGGACCAAAACAATGAACAGAAAAACTTTAGCAAGCAAAAGAGCAGCCGCTTCTAGGAACGCCACTTATGGACAAAAAAAGAAAAAAAGAAAGGCGACCAGTAAAGTGGCGCAAAATTCTAAAAGTGGCGGAAGACGTGCTTCCGCTGCTCGTTACGCTGTTGGCAAGGGCTCAAAAGGGTAGGGGGAAAAGCTAATGCCTATGTATGACTTTAAGTGTTTAGGCGACTGCGGCTACTTTGAAGACATGTTTGTTTTGCTTGAAGACAAAGACAAAGTGGTGTGCCCCTCCTGCGACGGGCCACTACAAACAGTTATCCGAGGCGTGCCGATTATCGGTCCCATGCCCTCCAAGCCTTTGGTCGTTAGCCACATTGGCAAGAAGTTTGAATCTGCAGGAGAGTGGCGAGAGTATCAGAGGAACAACCCTGATTGCCAAGTTATTTCAGCCGACTCCAAAGAGTGGCGAGATCACCGCGACTCTGTCAAAGAGAAAGTGGAAGCAACTTCTCGCAAAATGGGTTATCGCAACTACGCCCATAGGTCAGCTCACCGGAAAGAGGAAAAACTCAAAAAGGCCGGTAAACTTGACAAAAAAATTATGATTCACTAAAGAACAACCGAGAGGTCGGAAATGCCACAGATGGACGAACTAGCCGAAAGGCTCCAAGTATCAAAAGAAGAACTGATGGACGCAGTGGCTGACACTGGGTACGAGCTTGTCCCCGCAGAAGGCCCCGCAGGTGTGGCTGGAATGGAAGAAGACATGGCCGAAGAGGACATGGCTGAAGAAGAGGGCGGCATGCGTTCTCTCGAGGACGTCCTTTCGGGCATCGAAGGCGAAGAAAAGGGGATGGCCGAGGAAGAGGCCGAGGAAGAGGAAGAGATGATGGACCCCGCACCCGCAGGCATGGAAGGCGGTGGGGTCAAGGGCGTTTCTATTTCGGTGATGCGAGGCAACGCCGCGAAAAACGCTCTTGCCAAAAACAAAAAGAAAGACGAGGACGAAGAGTCCGCGTAGGGAGGCAACATGGAAGGTGAAGAGAATTTGGAGGCGGGAGGCGCACCCGAGGTGTCGGAGGTAGCTGAAGCGCCTCCAGCCGAGCCTGCGGTGGAGGTGGAAGCTGAAACTTCAGATCCCTCCCAATCTGTGGCCTCTGAACCCGATGATGCTGCCCCCGCCTCCTTTCCCTCTGCAGAAGAGTTTGGATGGGATGACTGGGACGGTGCTCACGAGGGCCTTCCCGAACCCCTGCGCCCGTGGGGGGAGAAGTTTGGTGGTTACTACACCAAGCAAGTAGAAGATCAAGTTGCGGCAAGGGTTGAGGCTCTTGACCGTTCCGAGCAAATTTACCGCGCCCTGCTTGATGGCGATGATGATCCTCGACTGAAGGAATATCAGGACCAGCTTGCGGAATGGGAAACCAAGTACAACACGCTCAACTCGGATGTCGAGA